GGGCGTCATGCACCTCCATGCCCATGTTCATGGCCGTCAGCTCCAGCCCCGTGAACAGGAAGCGAGTGCGCTCCAGGCCCCGTCTGCTCATGGCCAGCAGTGCGTCCTGGGCGGCTGTGATCTCGGCGCGGTAGCCGTCACCCAGCTCGCAAGTGATGGCCAGGGCCTCGGCCACGTTCATGGCCGCGATCAGGATGTCAATGTCATCCCGGTTGCCCGTGCCTGCGACCATGCTGGTCAGGGCTTGGTGGTTCTTGATCTTCAGCGTGGTGGCCTTGCCATGCTCTCGCACAGGCGTGAAGCCCCCGAGCACATGGCGCATGGTGTCCATGATCACGCCCTTGGGCCGGTAGCTACTTCTTTTCCGCATCATCCCCCCAGATCATGGCCACCAGGGCAATGGCCACGAAGATCAAGGCAACCGACAGCGCCAAGCCAATGATGATGCCAAGCACAAAGCTCATTTGCAGATCCCCATCAGGCCGACAATCAGATGCCGGGCTGCGATCACCGACAGGCACACCGCAGCCACTGCCAGCACGAAGGCCAGCAGCTTCTCCCAGAAGGTCGGCTCGTCGTCGGGATTCATTGCTGCCCCCTTGCGCGGATTGCGTCGGCGCAATTTTCAGCGGCAGTTATTCCCCATAAGGCGTCTTCCTGCGCGGCTTGGTCGGCAACGATGTCGCACACCTTCGCACACGCCTCGCGCTCGGCAAGAACATCAGGTGGAGCCTCATATGCGGTGGCTCGCTCGTCATCCCTGCCCTGCGTATAGGCAGCTACGATGAGCCTTTCAAAGCAGCGCGCATAAAACTCAGGGAGCCGCTTAGGAAGCCCAGCCTCCCGCGCCATACGGATGATGTCGTCGTGTGTCATTCCAGCATCTCCTTGACTGTCACCACCAGCCTGGGCTCCAGGCTGTATTGCTTCTGCACCAGCAGCCTGACCACCTGGGTGTCATCGGCGTAGGCCACCCCATTCATGGCATCCAGCACGCCCTTGGCCACGTTGTCTAGGTCTGGCTTGCCAGGGATCTCCTGGCCATCCAGCGCCCTTGCACGCTTGGCCTTGCTCCAGCTCTTGGGCACGCCCTTGTAGATGTCCACCCGCACGCTGACCGGGGTCTCCACTGGGGCGCACGGCATGGCCTCAGACGCACGGCAAGCGATCAGGGTTTCGTAGTCCCTGGTGGCCGTGTCTGTGTAGGCAAAGCCCCTGCGGGTAAACCTTGGGCGGCCCTTGCCTCGCGGTTCTCCAGGCACAGTGAACTGCAGCTCCATCACAGCAGGCCCGACTGCCGCAGCGCGGCCAGGAATTGCTCATACCGCTCTGCCTTCTCAGGGGCTGGTTGCTGGTCAGTGATGGACAGCGCGAGCTGGATCAGCTCCACAGGGATACGCTGCCCCTCACGGCACATATCCAGCACCTTGATGGCCTCCTGTGTGGTCACTGCTTCACCCCCATCAGGAACCGCTGCAGACGGGGCTCCAGGCCGCCATAGCGGGGTTGGAGCTGGTCTCGCACGCACTGGTCAATGATGGCGCTGATGCTGCGGCGCTGGTCTGCGGTGGCCTTGGTCAGCAGCTCCCTGCTGTCAGGGTGCAGCCTCACCAGGAATGGGATTCTTTTCTGTTGCATGGGCCTGCTCGGTATCGTGGCGATAGCGCAGGAGTCTACTGGCATTCCAATCCGCATGGAATCTTAGGGTTTGTCCTAATAAACACGCTATCGGATGTGTTAAATTCGTGGCATCGCAACCGAGCAGATAAAGCTCACAAGGAGAGACGATGACCCGCAAAGATCACCTTCAGCACACTGTCCACGGTGGCCCCACCTGCAAGAGCGGACGCAGTGGTGGCAGCCTGCGTGGCGAGCACATCACGCTGCCCGCTGGCGAGTTCCTGGCACTGGCTGCTGACCTGCGCTGCGAGCGTTGCGCCAGCAGCAAGCTGTTTTCCTTCCTGCAGCGCCAAGCAGCAAAGAAAGCGGAGGCCTGACATGACCCGCTTTGTCGCCTACTACCGCGTGTCTACTGACCGCCAGGGCCAAAGCGGCCTTGGCCTGGAAGCCCAGCGCACCGCCGTCACCCAGCACATCGGCACTGCCGAGCTGGTGGCCGAGTTCACCGAGGTGGAATCTGGCCGCAAGAATGATCGCGAGCAACTCGCCCTGGCCCTGGCCGCCGCCAAGAAGGCCAAGGCCGTCCTGGTGATCGCCAAGTTAGACCGCCTTGCCCGCAATGTCCACTTCATCAGCGGCCTGCTGGAGTCTGGCGTGCCGTTTGTCTGCGCCGATATGCCCGAGGCAGACCGTACCTTCCTGCAGATGTCTGCCGTGTTCGCAGAGTGGGAGGCCCGCAAGATCTCCGAGCGCACCAAGGCCGCGCTGCAGGCCGCTAAAGCCCGTGGCGTGCGCCTGGGTAGCCCTGCCCCCATCAAGGGCAGCGAGGCTGGCATAGAGCGCATCCAGGCCCGTGCTGATGCCTTTGCCTCCCGTGTCCAGCCCATCATTGTCAGCATCCAGGCAGCCGGTGCTGCCACCCTGCGCGACATTGCCAGCGCCCTGTCTGCCCGCGGCATCCAGACTGCCCGTGGAAACACGGACTGGAAGCCCGCCCAAGTTGCCCGTTTGATTGCCCGTTAACCAAAGGAGAAACCATGAAAACCACGAAACGATTCCCCCGCACCATGGAGGAGGCCTTTGGCCCCGGCCACCGAGGCGGCATCTACGAACCCGGCCCCGAGTTCAGCCTTGCAGACAAGGTCATCATGGGCTTGTGCGGGGTGATCCTCTTTGGCCTGCTGCTGGCCATCCTGACGGGGGTCATCTGATGAGCCAGGCCCAGATGATCATGGAGATGCTCAAGCGCGGCCCGGTCACTGCCATGGATGCCCTGCAGGAAGCGAACTGTTTCCGGCTGGCAGCCCGTATCGCAGACCTGCGCCAGCAAGGCATTGAGATTGAGACCGAAACCGTCACCACCCCCACGGGCAAGCACATCGCCCAATACAAACTGAAGGAAAACCATGGCCGGAAAATTAACTGATGACCGCATGATGTCCGCATCCCGCTTGCCGGGACTGCTGGGTTACAGCAAGTACAGTCGCCCCAATGATGAGCTGCAGTTCAGCATCAATGCCATTGACGGCAAGCCCCGTGAAGACATCGGCAATGAGGCCATGGCCTGGGGCAACACCCTGGAGCCCGTGGTGCTGACAGAGGCCTGCAAGCGCCTGGGCATTGAGCAGTTCGACACGAACATCACCAAGCCCTTCACCAGCCAAGCATGGCCCCTGCAGTGCAGCCTGGATGGCATCGCCCAGGGCAGCGGCCAGACCGTCACCAGCAATAGCGACCTTGGAATCTACGTTGTCGGCCAGGACAGCATCGTGCTCGACGGCCCCGGCGTGCTGGAAGCCAAGGTAACCAAGACCTACCCGGAAGACACGCCCGACCTAGCGCGTGGCCCCATCCAGCTCCAGGGCCAGCTCTTGGTCACCGGCTACAAGTGGGGCGCAGTCTGCGTGCTGTACCAAGGCATTGAGATGCGGGTGTTTCTGTTCGCTCGCCATGACTACACCCAGAACCAGATCATCAAGTCGGTCAATGACTTTGAAAGCAGGCTAGAGACCTACCGCCAAACCGGCGGCATTGAGTGGTACGAACCCGAGACCAGCGAGGACATGGACAGGGTCTATCCCACGCCTGTCGAAAGCAAGGAAGTCGAGCTGCCAGAGGCTGCGGCCACCTGGGCGCAGAAGATCCTGGATGCCAAGGCCGCCATGCGTGATGCCAAGGACGACATCGAAGAGGCCGAGCTGGAGCTAAAAAAATTACTCAAGCAGGCGCAGACAGGCAGGGCTGGCAACCTGCTGATTCAGTGGCCCATGCGCCACTACTCTGCCCAGGCCGAGCGCCTTGTGCCCGCTAAGGAGGCATACAGCACCCGTCAATCCACGCTGAAGATCAAGGAGATCAAATGACACAGCTCACCGTTACCCGCCAGGGCTTTGCCCCGGCCACCATCACCGAGGCCATGGAGTTCAGCAAGATGCTGGCCGACAGTTCCATGGTGCCCCGTGCCTACCAAGGCAAGCCGCAGGACATCATGGTCTGTGTGCAATGGGGCTATGAGATTGGCCTTGCCCCGATGCAGGCCCTGCAGAATATCGCCGTTATTAACGGCAAGCCCTCGGTCTACGGGGATGCAGCCATGGCCCTGGTGCAGGCCAGCCCCGTCTGCGAGGGGGTCGAGGAGTACATGGAAGGCGAGGGCACGCCCAACCCGGTGGCCGTCTGCGTTGCCCACCGCAAGGGGCGCAAGCCAGTGACCGCACGGTTCAGCGTCGAGGATGCCAAGCGGGCAGGGCTATGGGGCAAGCAAGGCCCCTGGCAAGCCTACCCCAAGCGGATGCTGGCCATGCGTGCCCGTGGCTTTGCCCTGCGGGATGCCTTCCCGGATGTGCTCAAGGGCCTGATTACCGCCGAGGAGGCGCAGGACTTCCCGGATGAGGCCAAGCCCAAGACAACACGCAACCCGCTGGATGCCCTGGCCCAGCCCGCAGCGCCCGAGGTGCTGGAGGTGGTGCAGGTGCAGGAGCCTGAGCCTGTCGAGCTGGTCGAGGAGGTGGTCGAGGTGGCCGAGGTTGTCGAGGTGGTGGAGGCCGAGCCCCAGGCTGGCGGCTTTGCCATCATGGTGCCCGGCAAGGAGCAGCCGTTCAGCACGCACCAGACCCTGGAGCAGTGGGCTGAGGCGTATGAGGCGCTGGCCGAGAAGATGGCCAACACCGCCAAGCTGCCAGCACGGGAGCGCATGACCAAGCTGCGGGAGCTGAAGGATCTGAACAAGGAAACGCTGGAAAAAATCGACAGCGTCACCCGGATCAAGCACACAGCGTCATACCAAAAGCGCATTCGTGCGCTTGGTGCGGCGCAGTGAAAAAAGCCCCGGCACTAGGCCGGGGCGAATCATGGGCGGGGTTACCGGGAGACACGGGCCGCTGGTTCCATGATCATGCAAGCACCTCAAGCGCGTGCGTGATGTGCTTGATACGGTCATCTAGGCCGATCAC